CTTTAAATGTATCAGAAGCAGCGTGATAATACAGCACAGCATTATCAACTTTTCCAGAAACATCAAAATCAATACCAGGAATAGACCCTGCTGGACCTTGTGGACCTTGTGTTGTTATTTCAACTGTAGTTACATCAGAAACCTGAGAAACTACAACTTGATTGGAATTACTCATACTGTATAGCCTTCACTTATAAATAGTTTACCCTCTAAATAATAATTTTTGCTACCTCCAGGTTCTGTTAGTAATACGTCATAAAATAAAATGCTCGGAGTAAAATTTGTTGTATCAGTATCACTTAAAGAAATATCTACAATTCCATTAACTCTATCAGTATATGCAACAGTCCAATCAGCAAACTTTGTACTTCTATCTTCGTTATAAACCTGTGCTGCAACAGTGTAACCAGTTAAATTTATAGCAGATCCAGTTGAATCTTTAAATGTAAGACGAATAGGAAAATCGGCTCTTCTATCGACAGTAAAATTTTTTTTCCCAGGAATAATTGCCATTAGCTACCTTCTAGTACAGCCACTTTAGTCTCTAATGTTTCTATCTTAGCAACTGCCTCCTGTAATGCAGCTACAAGTAGAGGCACTATTTTTGATTGATCTATTGCTTGATATTTTGGATTATTATCACTGTCAGTTTCATCCTTTGTACCTATAACTGCTTCTGGTACTGCTGTCACTTCATGAGCAAAGAAGCCATCAACTGTTGTGTCTTTATCGGAAATAAAATTAAATCTATAAGGTTTTAATGTTTTTAATCTTGTAATACCATCTGAGATAGCAACAACATTTTCTTTTAATCTATAATCGGAAGAGGTTCCATAGGCTGTTGAAGTACCGTTAGTAGTAATAAAGCCAACTGCTGTCCCCGTCCCAGAACTACCAGTATTGTATTGAAATTCTAATAGGTTTCTACTGCCACTAGCATTTAATAATTGAATAAATAATGGAGTACCCCAACCATAATTATTTTTTACTAATGACAATCCCTCGAAAGCATCTCCATTAATATGAAATGCAGCACCAGCATTAGTTAAAGCATTAGCTATACTACTCTGATTTGATATAAAACTGCCTTCACTACCTGCATCTCCAACTATTTCCCAACGCTTATGTTTAGTTGTTGTAGTGTTACTTTTATTGGTCACAAAATCAATGGAACCAGTGCTTTCACATTGAATTATTAAATTCCCAGTCCCCTGATGTTGCAATGCAGAAGAGCTATTTTCACCATTATTTCTAATAACCCGTAATCCAAAATCTTGATGAGTTTGATCAGCACTTAAATCTATATACGCACTTCCAGAAGAATCAGAAGCAGTATTCTTTATATTTAGTATTGTGTCAGTAGAAGTTGATCTTTGTATTGTTACATCGTTTTCGTTCACATGTAGACCTGTAGCAGGAGCAGTTGTACCAATTCCAACTTTGCCATCGTTTAATATGGACATCCTTTCAGTTGACCCATGAAAAAAACCAATCCTATTATCGGCTGGCAATCCCATGCCAGTTTGAGTTGCGGTACCCGAACTATTTAAAAATCTATAACCAGGAGTAGCAGTTGTACCAGGTTTTGCAATATGAGTTCCAGCAGATGTTCCCTGAGATATGTCAATAATAGGAACAAAAGTATTACTGGTTCCAGTATGAACTTTTAATTGGTTGACACTACCCGTTTCTGCTATTGTCATGTAATTTATTAAAGTATTAGCCCCTGCTGCTGGTAAACTACTATTACTATTATTGCCTTTTATAGCCTGTAAATTTGTCTGTATATCTTCTCTTACAGTTTGACCGTTTGCATTTGCTATTACTGTATCCGTGTTAGCCATCTAATTCTACTTATAATATATTTCTATTATATTACACCTTTTTACCAAAGCCACTAGCAGTATATGTAAACTGTTTTCCTGTTTGAGGTACACCACTAGAATTTTTAAACACTACATTAAATCCTGTACCAGATATATTAGTCACTTCAAAAAATTCACCAGTTCCTAAAGATAACGGATTAATAGTTACAGATGGTAAAGGAGCATCAAAACCTGTAGTGGCACCTGTGCCTACAAAAAATCCGTTAGTAAACGTGTAAAGAGTATTACTAGCCACTGTTTGATCTCCTGCTGTAGTCAACGTAGCACTTGTTTCGATTCTTGAGTTTAAAATACTGACCTGTTAAAGTCGTTTGTATAAAATCATTGAGATTGGTATAAGTTGAATTATTATCACTTGCTTGAATTTCTAATGAAGCAGTGGCATTTTCTAAAACATCACCATCAAACTTTGTCAATGCATCAACACCACCACCAATAATAGCTCCCTCAGAATTAAGAATTACTGATGGAACATACGTATCAAAAAAAGAATTATCATTAAAACCTTGGAACCTTACAATACTTTCAAAAGTAACTCCTGAGAACTTAGCTCCTAAATTTAAAACAGTACTAAATTCATACTCACCTTCTAACACTCCCGTATCTCCATCCAAAGTATCAAAATCACTGATCGTATCTATATTTGCTGTAATTGAATCAATTAAGATATTACTTGCACTTTGATTAATTTCCATCCCATTATTATTAACAGTTAATGCAGTTTTAGAGCCACTAAATCCTGTATTTTCTTGGATCGTTCCAATTAATTTTTTAGATAAAATATCCGCTTGAGATATTATGACACTGACACTATTATCTGACTGTACTAGAGTTTGATCTTGATATTTTATAAGATATTCTCCCGCAAGCAAAGATACTGTATGAGTAGTCTGCGAACCATGAACAATAGCTATTACTCTAGAATTTCCCCATGATGCATTACCACTTGAATCCGAATTGTATTTAATAATTACATGACCATTACTAGTCACATCAATATCACCAGATAAAGGCCATGTTAATGTCAATGTTGATGACAAAACATTAATTTGACCATTAAGCTTGGTTGGAGATGATGGTGCAGCAAATAAACCTGCATTTGTTAATTCTTTGATTGTTGGACTCTTTGTTATTTGACCTACTGCATTAATTGAATAAATTTCAACTCTATAAATACCAACAGATGCATTTTCGATTTCAAAGATTAAATCGTCAGTAACAAATTCTCTTAAATATTCTCCAAACTCAGCATTTGGGTTACTAACTACTGTTGGTTGGCCTAATATATTTGTCTGTTGATTACTGACAGAGCCACGTTTAAATTTATACTTAACTAAATATTTTTGTATTCCAATAACATTTGAAAAACTAACTGTAAAAACAGATATTACTTGTCCTTGTTTTTCTCTTAAATTAGTGACACCACTTATATCAACTGGGCCACCTCTATCAGTATTTAAAATACTTGTTCCTCTATTTGTTGTCTGTAATTTTATGTTTTGTAGGTCATTTAAGTCATTTCCTAAATCAATATTTGCATATTTCTCGAATTTATATGGAATACCTGTCATCTTGTACAAGATTCCATCTTGTTCCTCTACATCGACTATTCTAAACAGTTGCGATTTAATGCTATTTTCAATTAACCAAACAGTATTAGCTTGAAAAGTCGCATTTGTACTAGGTTCTAAAGCTGAAGATAAATTTACAACTTTACCACTAATACTACTAATATTGGCTAATCTTACTTTTCCAGCACTGTCCAAAATTGAAATAGTTCTATCACCAACAATAGGTAAATCAGTTGAATTGCTATCATCTATCGTTAAAGAGGTTAAATTACCACTTCCATTTAAAGTAACAGCACTTACTCTACCTGCTCTTCTTATACCTGCTCTTACTGGATCATTTATCCCAACCACCGAACCTGGCCTTACTACAACACCACTTTCTATAGAAACATCAAAAGTAACAACATCTGTTTCATTGTTTTCTGTCCACAAAATACTTCGACCATATCTAACTGCCTGATAAAAAGATGTACAACCAAATGCTCTTACTTTTTTAATATTATGTGTCTTTGCAAAAACTGTATTATTAGTAATGACGACAGTATCAAACTGTCTTGTATCCATATTAAAATACTCAATAACAACTTTTCCATGCCTAGTTTTAGCACTTACTCCCGAATACGAGAATCCGTTTATAGTATTAGCTAATGAAAAAATATAAGCGGGAGTTGTATTAGTAATTAAATCAGTACTGTCATAATTTATAGGTCTATCTTGTACAAGTGTAAGTTTTCCTCCAGACCATATAGGATAACACCTCATTACTCCACAAACTTGTTTAATAATTTCAAAAGCTTGTACAGATTTATTAATAACTCCACTAAAAGCAAATCTAGGTTCTAAACCATCAGGAGTATTAACTAATTGAGCAGAATATTTACTTGCTTGAAAAAAAGAAAATAAATCGACTTCTTCTTCTTTGATGTAGTTTCCAAATCCATATCTAGTATTTAATAAAA